ACAAAACTATTTAGTCCTGATGTTACTGGGTTATTGCCTGTTCCACTACAAACCACAAATTGTCCGCCAGAAATATCTTCTCTAGCTTTGATTGTAATTGTTCTAGGTGTTTCGCCATCAGCAATGACTACTGGACCCATTTCGTTTGTGCTTGTCATTTACCCTCTTAGTAATGTGAAGGAACCTCCTCTTATAGCTCCTGTACCCTCAACTATCTTATATTTGCCTTTTTCGTCCACATCGTTCGCTGTTTCCTCTTCAGATTCTACAGACTCCTCTGGTTCCTTTTCTTCGTCTACGTCAGCAGATTTCACATTCCTTACTTTTTTCTTTGGCTTTTCTGCTTCTCTTGCTTTTTCGACTTCTTCTGCGTTTTTCTTTTGGACTTCTTTTGTTTCGGTTAATAATTGTATAACCTTATCCAATTTTTCCTCTGTTGTCTCTTTTGTTTCTTCCTTAGGTTCTTCCTTAGGTTCTTCTTTTGGTGTAGTTTCTTCTTTTGGTTCTTCTTGTTGTTCTTGAGGTTGTTCTTCTTCTACCATTTGCTGCCCCCCTTTCAATTGCTTATTCAATAAAGCGTCACCAGATTTGGTATCCCGCAATTTTGCTTTCGCTTCTTCAGCTTTGCTCTCTTGATTATAATTCTCTTGTCCTTGTCCCGGACGTTCGGCCCTTCTCATTTGTCCGCCACATTTTGGGCATTTCAATTCTGAACAATGTTGCTCTGATGTAATAGTATATCCACACCCAATGCATTCACATTTAAATGGTTGTTCTGTAATCTTATTCCATGCTTCTCTTAATGCTACTCCAAATGAAGCATTTGGGTCTGCTGGAACTGCCACTAAACTAAGTTCTTTGAACTGGATGCCGCGTGGAATTAATAATCCATCCTCACCTTCCTCGATTTCCTCGACTGCGGCACCCACACTTACTGAATTTATTCTTCCATCGCTCACCATTTTTTTGATTGAACTATCCATTATTTTTGCTTTGAATGGAATATTTTTATTAATTATATCAAATGAAGATTCTGTTACCCTGCCTTTAATTGCATCCACTTCATTTCTATGGTCCACTAAAAGCGGCACTCCCCTCAATGTTTTGGATGCTTTTTCTAATTCTTCTCCTAAAAACTTGTGGTTATTTGAGGTTGTTGTCTCAGATATTGCTACCCCCTGTATTATGAACTCGTCGTCTATTGTAGCTCTTTCAAGAATTGGGATAGAATATTCAAGAATTAAATTATCTGCTTTTTGTTTACTTCTTCTCCACTGAGAATAACACATTGCTACTGCTTGGTCCTGTGGTGTTTGGGGGTTTTCCCCCTTGACAAAACTGATACATCTAGAAATAAACTTTCCTTGCTCTTCTCCTTTATTTGGTGTTGGAAGTGGCATATTAACTCCTATACATAAGTAGTTTAAAAATACTTAATAAATGTTGAGAATATTGCTATATAAATCAGATATATCTTATCTTTATTTCCACTTGTTTATTTGGACCTCCAGAAGCAAAAATAATCAAGTGTTCGTTAAGAAAATAGGGCACATTTGAATAGTTCGCTCCCCAACCCCTCACATCTTTTGGCTGGATTATTAGTGGATAATATTCTACTCCTCTAAACTGATATATATCTAATAACAAATAATTTAATTCACTAAATATTTTTATATCCACTGATTCTGGTGCTGTAATTATAAATGCTTTCAATTCGCCGGTTATTTTTTTAGTTTTTACATTTACCATTCCCTGTTCGCCAGTGTTCAGTTGGATTGTTGTCTCTGTCATATTTCACGATATACCTTCCTTTTTATTCGTTTAAATAATGCTTTATTTTCACCCAAATCATTGAGATTTGGTAATTCTGCGCCGTCTAGTGCTGCGTTTGTGCCATCTAATTGGTTCACTGGTGGCTCCATTAATCTTTTTTTTGATAGATTTTTTTGCTCGGCTTGGGTGTTTATAACTGAACCAGCAGATGAATTTGGTATAAAAACTATGTCTCCTACATGTTTGGCTGAAATAACTCGTTGATTTGTTAATTTATCTAAAAAAACCATTTTATCTTCTAAACTCATCAATCTCCTTATGACAATTTATACAAAGGGTAATCCCATTATCAATATCCCATAACATTTTTTTATTCCCTCTTTTTAAAATCTCTTTTACTGATACAATATGATGAACTTCTAATCCTCCCCCAACTTTCCTACATAATTGACAAGTAAATTTATCTCTTTGAAAAACTTTTAATCTCCAATCTTTATATTTTTTAAGACTTCGGACTATATGATTTTCACTCATAATTCCACCTTTCCAATTAGGATTGTTTTCTTTACAATATTTTCCTATTCTTGAATGACTAACTTTTTGAGCTATTTTCTTATTTTTCATAGGATTATTTTTTTTCATTCTTTTACTTGTTTCAGGACATTTTTTCCCTTTATTCAAAGATATACCCCCTTTTTGAAATTCTGTTTTAGGAGATAAATGTTCTCCCTTTTTTATTCTTTTACCTAATAAATGTCCTTTTTGAAATACCATCATTCCTCCATCATTATTTTCTCTCTCATTTCCTTTAATTTATTTAAATATTTTGTTAGACACTCTCCACAATACCAACTTCCATTCAGCAAAGTCAATCCATAATTCCCACATCTCTCAAAGTTCTTACATCTTGGTCTATTTTCTTCTGTGATTATCATATTACTGGTGTCAGCGCACATCTGCACGAAGTGTGCGCGGGAGGAACCATTTCGCCGAGATTAAACACTTGCCCATTTAAATCCTCACAAATTGGGCAGGTTCTTTCAGACAAAGCAGCAAGCCACCTTACTTTTTTTATGTTATGTGACTTATACTCTTCTACTAACCCCCTATTGGCTAAACGAACTGTCTCAGTTCTCGCTATCATGTTTGGTCTATTCTCTGCTTTGGCTGTTACTTTTCCGTCCTTTATTCTATCTTTTAGTTTAATATTGTCTCTTATTTCGTTCTCTATTTGTCTGATTGTTTTGTTCTTCCTGAATCCGTCACGCAATATAATTCTAAGTTTCTCTATGTCTGTTGGAGGAAGTAATCCAACCAACACATCATCACGGCTCATAGCAGCCAATTGTTCAAATTTATCTATTTGCAATTCTTGAAGTATTTTGACTATATAATCTGTGTAATTAAATCCTGCTATTTCCTGTAGATTTGTCCATTCCTTTAGGTTCATGTTGGCTGTCTCTGCTTCAGTCAATTGCTGTCCGCAACCTTCACCCCTCATTCTTTCTTGTATTTTTACTTTCCCCTTTAGTTTGGCTTTTGGTTTAGCGCCTGGCACTTCTGGTTGTTTAATGTTTTCCTCTTTCTCTCTCTCTGGACTTTTCTTTAGGGCGCCTAGCTCTTCTTTCTCTGCTTTTTTCTCTGCCTCTTTTTTGTCGTCCAGTCCTGGTTCTGGTTTTCTTAACAAATCTATCAAATCATCAAAATTAAGCAATCTTGCCAATTCTAACTCTAATTGTCTTCTCATATTCTCTGAAATAGTAAAACTTTCCAATAGTTTAGTCACTTTCTCTATTCTTTGGTTTATTTCCTCTTCTCCAGGCAAATTCCATGTGAAATCTACTGAACCATCAAGTCCGTTCGCATTCAATAATTGTTTGAATATCTTCTCCTCGATTATGCTTTCTATCTGCTCCTGAATGCTTCTCACTTTCCTTTGGAATGCCTCAAGTTGAACCTTTGCTAAACCTTCTGGGATATTTCCTGTACCCATCAATACACTAGGTATCTGTATTCCATAAAGTAGCATTTGAACATCATGTTCGAGTGTGTCTGTTAAGTTTTTCCCAACATCCCCGAAATCAATTACTTTCATATCCACACTTCCATCGGTTGGCCATTCGGTTCGATTATTCATAAACTTTAGTTTGTCGGCCATTGCGTCTATATCCTCTTTTTGGACTGCTTCTCCTGGTTGACCTATTTTCACATGGATTGGTGCTCCTGCCTTTCTGTTAATTAGTTTATGCAAATCAGTCTCATTACCATTAGTTTATGCAAATCAGTCTCATTACCCATTAAAAAGTCAATCTGCTTCATGTTTGGATAAATGTAGCCTAATCCATATGGTTGCCCAGAAATGTGGTTTATCATTAAGTGTGCTATCTTGTTTGGCTTGAAAGGAGTTAGTTTTCTGCTTGTTGCACTAAACCTTTTTGGGTCACCCAACCATTGGTTATATTCAAGCACTTTGCCTTTCTTGTTCCTTCTAACATACATATCGTTTGCGTTTAAAACTCTAATCTTGTTGTTGTCCAAGTCCTTCTATCGCGAAATTAGTGTCCTTTATGAATCCATCAATTAATGCCTTAATGTTTTTATCCTCTGAATCCACTGCAAAGTCTCCCACAATCGCATCCACATATTTGTCTATTGCCCCGTTAATAAACCCAAACTTTCCATATACTTCCTCCACTTCCTTAAAGTCAAATGGATGCTCTGCACCTAATTCTTTTGGGAACTTGATTTCCTTGTCTATTACTTCCCCAGAAAACTCTTTGATTATTATTGGATTATCTTTATAGAATTGGCTCTTTGCGTCATCTGATACAGAAATATATCCCTTTACTTTCTTTTTCTCTTTGTCCATTAAGAAAAGTGTTTAAAAGTGTTTAAATAAGTTGAGAAATGTACTATATATACTTATTTGGTGCTTATATATGGTCTTTTATGAAGGCTGCAACTGCCAAAGCCAACGCATCTGGGAAATCATCGTGTGCTCTTGGGTCGTCTGGGTGGTGCAGTTTCAAATGCCCTGCTTCGGTGTATTCATATTGCAAATCACACAATTGATTTATTAATTTATCGTGTTTTGGGATGTGGATTCTCTTCTGTTCCATTAGCAATTTTAAGTTTTTGTATATTTCCTCTTTATTTAAAAGAGTAAACTGCACTGAATCTGAATATTTTGGTGTTGGGTCTCTTCCTACCTTTATGTTCTTAATTGGAAGATTAGAAGCGATTAAACTGTCAACTGCACCAGAACCAAGCCCGCTTGAATCTATGTAGATTCCAGTAAATCCATATGTCTTGTGCAAGTCTTTGACTCTGCCAATTATATCTGTTAGTGGCTTTTTAGATGTGGAAATAATGTTGATTGCCCATAATTGGTCTTGGTTATCCTGCTTGATTACAATATAAACTGTTTCATCTAGCCCATATCTCGCACAATCTACCCCAAGATAATAATTTGTGTGTGACTTCTTGTCTGTCTCAAATGAAAAGTCGTCTATTACACTCATAACCAATGTTCTTGGGAAGTATGTATCCATTTCTTCCATAAATTCTCCACCATACTCCTGTTCAAATTCCAACTCTGTTTTGACCACCTTTTCACTATTTAAGAATTCTTCAGTAATTAAAGGGCACCTTTTGCTTGGAATATGATATTTTTCATATAATGAATTTGGATTAAATGCATTGTAAAATCTACCCCTCTTTCCGAAAGGGGTGCTAGTCAGAATCATTGAACCGCCTGTTGCAGCCAAACTAGGTTCTGCCGCCACAAACACTTCATCCTTCACAAATGCTGCTTCGTCTATTATCAAGAGTGTTGGACTAAATCCACGAATTGTGTCTGGATTATTTCCTGGAAGGGAATGTATCTCACTTCCATTGTTGAACATTATCATTGTCTGGGATTCCTGGACAATTAGTGGTTTCAAAATATTGTGCTGACAGTAAGCCCTAACTTTCCTAAACATCAGACTACTTTGTCTTTGTGTTGGAGAAAGAATTACAACCACTCTCTTTTCTTTGGTAACTGCGTGATGAATTGCTTTGACTGCACAAATTGTTGTTTTGCCTACTTGTCTGCCGGACCTGAACGCTATCCTCTTGCTTTGACTCATCAAGAAGTCTGCTTGATAAGGAAATGGCTTATCAAAAATAATACTACACAAACTAATTGGACTTAATTCGATGCTCATATTCCTTGAGAGCCTCGATAGCCCTTTGTGCTTCTTTTTGATTTATTTGTACATTTAATTGTTTGTCAATCATTATCTCTGGTTTTTCTATGTATCCCCTCTTTTTGCCTTTACATTTAAGAAAAAAGATAATCGCTGCAGTGTTTTTGTCCTGCATTAACTTAAATAAGGCGTTTTCAGCGAAATCTAACACTAAATCGTCTATTTTGTTTACTTCTTCTGCATATTCTGGGTCTTTCATCCATTTATAATGTGCCATTCGGCTAATTCCTGTCTGCTTGGCTGCAGATGTCACTACTCCTAATTGTTCTTTTAGTGCCTCTAAAAATATCTTTTTTTTGCCTCTCATTTGTCAACT